AAATCGTATGGCAGGTTGTAGTACCCTATGCACTGTGTTCGTAGCATCTTCTTTAGGTACCCACTTAAAGTTAGTTACCTTACACATGACTTGATCGCGGAAAGAACCAAAGAACCTAGGCACTCCACTGGGGTTAACAAGTTTAGCTATTCCGTATGCATCGGTAGGACTCTGTGCCGCAGGGGTACCTGTCATCATCCATAGCCATGTACTTGGCCCGACTAACTTAGCTAGGGTCTTCCATCGTTTAGTCTGTGGATTTTTGTAGTGAGTGGCTTCGTCTACTATTATTAAGTCAAACCCTCCGTTGGCTACTGCGTCTTCTACTATCTCTACCCCGTCATAATTTATTATCACGTACTCAGCATCGCCTCCGATTATCTTAGTACGTTTAGCTTTTGATCCGTACGCTACGTCAACCTTGCGGTGCATAGCAAAGCTAAACAAATCATTTCTCCATGCTGAATCCATAATAGATAGAGGGCATACAACTAACACTCGATTGATAGCACCTTGTTTGAGTAGGTAATCAGATGCCCATATAGCACTGGCTGTCTTACCTGTACCCTGCTCGTTAAAGCAAAACGATTTACGGTTAAGTGTTAGGAAACTAGCAGTAACTTTTTGGTGTTCGAATGGTGTGTATTTACCTGTCCACTTGTAGTTAGATTCTATAGGGGAGGGAGCATTGATCTTCATGTTCCGTAACACCTGTGTTTCTTCTAATCCCCAGTTAACAAGTACTTGGTTGTTTGGTAGTTCTCTACTCTTAGGTATCACTGAGGTAACCTTTGCAGGGTTACGTAGTGTAAGCAGTAACGCCTTGTTATCTACTATCTTCATTTGTTTCTCCGATGCCGAATAGCATGAAGTGGGTGTCCACGTCACGCGAAAAAGTTAATAGCCTTGCTTCGTTCACAGATAAGGCTAGGTCTGATTATGGGTAAACATATAAACCTGAACTGCTTTAATTTTATGCCTTAGTTAGCGGCATCATTTAAAGACGCATCAAAGTAAGCGTCTACACCATCATTTCTTTTTCTTGTAGTTCCTACTACGGTTAGCGGCTCTACTCTCTACCGTCACTCCGTCTTTGTTACTACCACCTTTACTTAATGCTTTCTTATGGCTAACGTCTTTACCCTCACGCTTGTCGGCTTTGCCGTTCTTGTTAGCGTCTTTACCTTCCTTATCCATCTTACGTCTAGCACGTTGTCTTTCCATACGCCGTTCATGTTCCTTACTACCAACAGGGGCGTTCTTTTGTTTCTTGCGATCTGCTTTATTCTTGTATGGCATTAGTTTCTCCCATTGTGCACACACTCTGTCACTATGCAGTGACGCTTACATAGCCCACTCTGGTGTGCGTTCCACACGTTATTCTCAAAGGCTTGTTCCATACGACTATAATCTGATAGCCACTTAGCCCATAGCTTAGACTCGTCTTCTCTGCTATAGCTGTCTTTTACTAACTCGTTACATACTACAAACACTAGGCCACCCCTGACGTAATCTACTTCGGGTATATGTTTGAACACTGCTAAGGCCATCAACTCTAGCTGACCTTTATCAGCGTACCTAGTATTTTTACTTGTCTTATAGTCTACTACATAAGCTGTTTTGGTGCGTTTGTTTAGTATTATCAAGTCTGCTATACCTCTCCACCACACAGCATCGTCAAAGAATCCGCAAGGCTCAAGGTTCTCAGTAAGCCCCATCTTCATCTCGCATATCTTATCTCCCTCCTTGGTGTTGAGTACATCCAACACATCTTTGCAGTACCCATACTTCTCAGGTAGTGGAGTCCCATCTCTTATATATTCTTCTGCGGCTAAGTGTACAGCAGTCCCATACAACATAGCCTCTGTCTCAGGTTCCTTGTAGTCCTTTGACACCTTTAGGTGATAGAACTTCTTAGGACACTGCTCGAATGATTTGATCTTTGAGAACGACCACGGTGCAATACTCAATGTACTGTACCTTTAGTTATCATGTCGGACATAACTATTAATTCTTCTATTAATGTATGTAGCTCGTCAGGGTTTAACGCTATGCAATCTTTATGCTCGTAAGACCCCTCTACTTCACACTGCTCTATAAGTACTATGGGCTTACCTTTACCGTCTTCGCCTAGCACAACACATAAGTAGTCACCTATAGTCTCAGTGGTAGCCTCTTTCTTGTCACGCTTAAACTTGTTCATGTCTGTTACCTTACCCATTATCCGGCTGCCTCTCCGTAAGATTTACCATTGTCTGACTCACACGTAATAGGTAAGCCCTCTGCCCACGATGGGGTGGTGCTCATGCAACCCTCAACAAAGGCGGTCGCTTCTTTCAATTCATTCTCAGGTACACAGCATACTACAGAATCGTGTACAGTCAGTGCTACCTTATACTTCTTAGCAATCGCTAACATCTGGTCACCAATTATACATCTAGCTATCGCTTGGCATACGTTCTCCGTAACCTTACCACCGTATATCCTAGTGCGTCCACGCCTAGTCTTGTAGCTAAACTCTGGGCCACGCTCACCTTGCTCATAGCCTAAGTCGTCATAACGCATGACTAGCCCTGAGGGTAATAGTATTCCCATACCCGACTGCGTTTCGACAGAGCGAACGATTCCATTCGGGCCTAGGCTTATAGCAGTACCGCGAGACATCTCAACCAACATGTTTTGACAGTCACGCCATAAGGTGTTTATCTTCCAATTAGCATCTCGGTATATACTGACTACCCTACGTGCTTCTTCGGCATCCATAAAGGTACCGAATGATAGTAGTTGTTCAGCAAACCTAATCGCACCCATACCATACCCACAACCTAGGATAGTAGTCTTACCTACAAACCGTTGCTGTTTGGTAACCTTGTCTTCGGGTATGTTGTATATTACAGCGGCCATTTTTATGTAAACGTCTTCACCATTGGCAAATGCTGATACCAGATCCTCCTGCCCTGCAAGCCATGCTAGTACACGCGCCTCAATCTGAGAGGAGTCACAGTCAATCATAACGTAGCCTTCGGGGGCACGCATACTGTTCTTTAACTTCTTACCATTCACACCACGGCTAGGTAAGTTCTGAATGTTAATCTTATCATCACCTCCCCACCTACCAGTGTGCGCGGCATAGTATCTTACGGGTACCGGGAGTAGTCCGCGTTTAGCTATACCTATAAACCTCTCAGTACGTGATTCTTCAAGCGTACTCTTAGTACCTAGGCGTGACATCACTAACGCTTGTACACGCACATCTTTATGGTCGGCTAACGCCTTGAACCCTTCATCGTTCTTAGCGAATGCATAGGTCTGTTTACCCGTAGTAAGGCTTAACTTCATAGGGGGATTTACACCCAAGTCCCTTAGTATGTCTGCGAACTTGGGGTTACTCATAAGGTCTTTCTTTGTCACGCCTGATGCTGTTACAAGGTCTTCCTTTATCTGCTTGGTATCTTCTAGGTGGTGCTCTAGTAATCCTAAGTCCAACTCTATGATAGGCTCTATGAACATACGCAATGTGCAGTCTATTAAACGTAGTTCTCCCTTCGGAAACCCCTTACCCATACGGTTAAACAACTTATAGGTTAACTCCACATCGTTAACGCAGTAGTCACCATACTTATCCAGTGCTTCGTCTGTAAAATCTAATCGCTTCTTACCTACGGCATCAAGTACTTCAGTACCTTTCTCTCCAAGGTTATACCGTTGTGTTAACGCGTGTAGGCTTCCTCCAACCTCAACACCGTGTAATGCACGAGCAATACAAAGAGTATCGGTATAGATACGAGGATGAACATCGAAATGCCAATTAAGAATAGCACCATCAAACATAGTGTTGTGAGCAAGTAATATACTATTTGCCCAATCAAAAGTTTGTAAGTACTCCTTGAGTTCTTCATGTGTACCACTAGCCCACTCCGTACTTCCATTGTTAACCTTTACGCTTACACCGATCACCTCAAAGCGAGGGTCACGGATGTAGGCTTCTGTTGTAATCTTACGTAAAGAGAAATCCTTATCGTAGTAGGTTTCAAAATCAACCGTTATCAAGTCCATTAGCTACCCCGTACCAAAGTCCAACGCTACACAAAACGCTTTTACCTCCTCCTCGGGTACCCCTGTGTCTTTGGAGGTGTATCTTATTGTGTTATACCCATTTGCAGGGTCAGTAAAGTACTCTTTTAGTCTTCTCAAGTTCTCAGAACCAATTTCTACATCATTCAATACATTCATAGCCTCTATCCTCTCCTCGTGTCTAATATCTTCCACATTCCTTAGTCCCTGATTATCCACTACATCGTATAGTTCTCCACCTGTATGCAATATCCAACCTTCACGTTCTCTGCGAAACACTCGCCCGTATTGGGACAGTCCTAGTACCTGCCCCTCACTTGATTCAAGTGAACTAATCTGTATTATCAGTTCTTTTCCTTTTCCATTAGTCTTCATTTTTAACTACCTCTATTAACTTGTTTAAGTACCATTGCGCTTTCTTTAAGTCCTCTAACGACTTATGCTTACGCTCGTATCTCCAAAGGTACTTCAGTGCCGCACCTTTGCAGTAACCCTTGAATGCTTCTGCACTCATGGATGCTTCTATACCGTCAATGCATTCGATGCTACCTGACGTGTAGTGGTTTGGTGAGT